ACTTTAAAAGAAACTTCACCTGCAACTGTTGGTACCTTTTTCCACTTTGGTTGGTATCCATCATTAGTTGAACTAATATTACTATCCGTAGTTGTAGCTGAATTTGTTTCACTAGCTGCTTTTGGATTCCATGAATGCATCATTTTTGTACAGCTTAAAGCAAAAGGTACCTTCTGTGTTGTGCACATATAAATTGATGCGTCGTCTGTGTCTATATTTTCTTCTACTAGCATGTCTTCCATCCTTGTTGTATTTCCTGTATCTACTCGTAGGATCATAATTCCATCACCTGAGACACCAGCAGTAGACCACGAGGTACCAGATTCTTTTGATGTTCCAGCCATGCGTATGGTGTTACCAAATCTACCCTGTAATATAAAATCTCCCTCATGTGGTTGTAACTGCTTGCGTATTAACAAATCACCATTTGCAATCACACCCTTTAACATAGGCAAATTAGTAATCTTTTGATCAAGTCTTATTTCTTCCTTGACCTTGGATGGAAAGAGCTGGTTTGGATCTACCTGTCTATAATCAACTCCTAAGAATGGGTGGGTATTTGCTGTTACATTATGTGTTATACTCACTACAAAGCTGTAAAAATAAATATCTTGAATGGATGATCCAATTAATGTTTCCAAATCACCAACTGCTCGAAATATTAACACTTCTTCACCTGGATAGGGATATCTTGCTATGGATCTATCTAATGGCATTGCAACTGATGTGCAAAGAGCATCAGGTCGCCCTATATCAATTATTAAATTTCGAAATCTAATTTTACCAATATCTTTTTGTGACTTAAATAAATTTGATGTTGTATTCATACAAATCTCAAGCACATGGCCTGGGAAAACTCTTGGTGGAGTAGTCTTTTGTGTTTTAGGAGTTGGGGTATGATGGTCAAAATAACCTGTCAGCCCATTAAAAAACATGCTCATGATTTGCTAGTGTCTAGTAATTGTTGTGCTTCCTCAAGTAGTTGTGTACGTTCAGCATCTGATAAACCTAACTCATCTGCAGAAGTTTTATTACTTGTAACAAGCAATCTTTGTACAATGGCTGTCAGTCTAACTAGATTATCATCATTTTTTACTGATACTTCAAGATACTCTTTGATTAAAGGTACCATAAGTGAAGCATCCGTCATATTTCTAATTAATAGTTTTAGCTGATCAATTAATGTGTTTATTTGTAGTTCCTTTTTTTTTGTGTTATTGTAAACATCGCGAAGTAGATCGCTAAAGGATTTATTGTCAAATAGTAAGCTATCTTTGTCCATGAACTAGGTTTTATATAAATAGCAACAAATTAAGTTTTTACCCCTTTCCAGTGTATTCACTTAACTCACTTAATTCTTTAAGATATTCTACTAAAGCCTTTATACAAACACCAGAATTCCAAGATTCTTTATTATCGTAATAACCAAGCTCCTTTAGTTTTTCTGGATCCGTTTCTTTAGGATTAAAGGAAAATGCATTAAGGTTTGGACCATCGCCAACACCTTCCCAATGCTTTATTTGTTGTTGAAGTAACCGTTCTAATTTATCTCTGGAAATAATAACAAGCATTAATACTTTTTATTTTGTGGTAGGTATCCGTGCTGTAAAAAGTCATTATACATGCGCCTATATTTTTCCTTGATAATCTTTACCATTTTTGTAATTTGCTGTGTATTGGCATCTGACATTTCTCTCATGTAAATGTACAGTGCTTTTTTATTATACAGCTCAATCCTATCTCTTTTTCTAAATAGCTCAAGTATTGCAGCAGCTGCCATACGATCATTCTTTTTACTAAAAGTAGTATCTAAATGCACGTCCCAGTAGCCCACAAACATATTCATAAATGAATTTAATTTTTGCTCATTTGACTCTGTTTCATCAACTACTGACACTAAAGTATTTTCATTAACTAGATCCATCCTATCGTGGGAAGTTAACTTTTTATAGTTGCTTCTGTTTTTTAATATGCAATAATTCTTAGCTACAATACTGTAGTAGCTGAAAGCTTTTCCATTTGCTGATTTAAACTTTGGTAGTTTTTCTACTAGAAAGCTCACTACCTCATGCTGCATTTGTTGAAGCGTTTGCCCATCAGTATAATAGAACTTAAAGGTGTGTATAATGTTTTCAACTAACTTTTCAAAAGCTGGTTTTATTTCTTTCTGATATATAATACTTCTGCTGTGCATGTCATCAGTCAAGTTATACTTAACAATGCTGACATCGACCTCAGGTCCAAAATAAAGCCTTTTAGTCTTGGCCTTTTTCGGTTTCTTTACCTTCTTCTCTATTGACATATTTTGTAATGAATTCATATAAATCATTTATTGATGCATCTAATTCTTTAAAGGTTGTACCAACTTCATCATCTGCTTGAAAAGATCCTCTATGATCAATTTCTTGCATTCTTCGCCTAGTTTCATAAAATCTGAAGTACATTGCTGATACAAATCTAACATATGTCTCACAGTATGCTGTGGCTTTTTCTGCTCTGTTATAATTAATATACACTAATACTGCCAGCGAGACAACAAGCAATGAAAGTATGGTTATAATTGCGATCATATTACTTAAATAAGGTGTTAAATATATTTGTTAAATCATCCTTCTGCGACTCTGTCATGTTAGTTGGAATGTTAGCTTTCCGTGTTTTTTTAGGTGCTGAGGGAGTTATAGGTTCTTCGTTACTTGCCCACATTTCATACTCAATACGAGAGGCCATGTGATCTGCGTGGTGTAATAGTATTGGTAGGTTTGTTTTTAATTTAGAATCTTTACTATGTGAAATGTAGTAAGGTTTGTTTCCCTCATCATAAAGTCCATCATGCAGTTTAATACCCAAATATTCATTAAAACTCACTACAATACCTCTTTGTTGCAATAAAAATAAACTTCTATCTGGAACTGGCATAAATGGATTTGCTGAGTTATATTTGTATATTTTTCCTAAATTCTTTCTATGCCACTCAGAATCATTTGGTAGGTATTGCTCTGCTTCTTCGGTACCCATTTTACCTAAATCGTGATTTATAGCTGCAAATACTAATTCCTCTTCTGTATAGTTAATGGCTGCTCCCATTTTTATCCATAGTGTTTTTAACTCCAATGCACAATCAATGACTCGCATGACGTGATCCACGTATCCACCTGGCCAAGCATTGTGATGATGGTCAGTGCTGGCTGCTGGCATTATCATGATACGCTCAGCATGATCTGTGTATAATTTTTTAAGTTGAGTTGTTCTTGGTTCGGTAATGTATTTATCAATATATGATAAAAAAACATCATAATTTGCTTGTAACTTTTCAACTGTGTGGTTCATAACTTATATCTTTTTTTCTATTTTTTTAATCTTTGAAGTCAGTTTTTTAATTATTGTTTTTCTTGTTTCTTTTTTAAGCTGACTTTTTAATGAAGCATATACGGTCAATAATTCTTGTTTTTCCGCTGCTTTTTGTGCTTTAGATTTTTTAACCTTTACTACAATCACAGTGATAGGTAACGTATCTTTTAATGTTGGTTGTTCAACTCCTCTATGATACACTACGCCAGTGGCATGTACAAATATCTTCATAAATTTCCAACCTTTTGGATAACCAAGCGATGCAGCTTTAACTTGCTTTCTTGGTACTTCAAACTGTCTTAGACTATCTGTAACACACTCATGACACGTAACTGACACGACATCTGGTGCTGGCTTTGGTACCAACGTACCACACTTAATACACTCTATTGCATTTTGCATAACTATTTAGTTTGCTGTATATGGAATAAATTGAAGTCGATTATCAAGGATCATAGTATGCACTATCATTCCCCTTTTAATTTTATGCTTTGACCTACATAGCGGAATATCACCATTTACTTCAAAGCCATAGTCTTCCACTTTTTTTAATTCTACTTTACTAAGACTGTATACAAATGTGACTTCTTCTAACTTCATATAAAATACCACTCTAGATACATCCTCTAGTTTTCCTTGAGATAATAAAGACGATTCAATTTCCTCTAATATATACCACTGATAAACAAAATTATCATATTCTGCTCGTCTTTCGGCTTTATTAAATAGGAAGGCTGCCGTAAAAGCAGGTTGGCTCGATAACTTAATTGTTTGTCGAGCCAACTTCAGTTCTACCGAAGCGTTTGCTATAAAGTGAGATTTAACTAAACTATCAAAGCATCCCATAATACTTTTTATTTATTTTTTATCTGCAGGTCGCGGCTTCCAATTTTTAAACTTTCGTTTTGGTTTTGGTGCATTTGAAACACCAGCATCTTGAGATAGCATTGTTGCTACTGGCTTTCGTTGTGTCTTTATTTGCTTTTTAGGAGACTTCCAATTATCTAAAGAATCCTTAATGTGACTTGTTAAGTTTGAATTGTCTTTTTCAATATCTAAAATACGTTTAGCACATGCATCTGCAAAAGCTACTATGGAACTGTATTTAGTTGCAAGTGTGGCATTTGTTTGCTTGAGCTGATAATACTTGTAGCCTAAGTAACCAGTACTAGCTGTTAAGGTTGTAATCATTAATACTGCAATCATATTTGATTTTTTTATTTGTTATTAATATACTTTGTGCATATTATATTTTCAATATCAGCATTATTTACCAGAAAAGCAACAGCTAGTTGATAATTTATTAATTATTTTCCTTGACCAACATAAGGCTTACTGTAGTTCTTACTATTTTTATTACTGCTTTGCTTTGTTTTAGCGTGTACTCCAGGTCTTATAACTTTGGATTTTACTTTTATAGTAGTCCCTGAACTAGCTTTTGTTTTTACTGCCATGATATTTTATTATAAATAGTCAGTGGCTAAATATAAAGCTTTATTATTTTACATATCTTAGTTCAATGCTTTTTATCATTTTATTCATGTTTGTATCAGTGGTTAATGTTGAATCTGTGGTTGAAGATACTACACATGTTGTATTGCAGTTTACTAAAAAAAGTGGAAGACTATGGCTTTGAAGTAAATGGTGATATTCCGCTATGTAGGTCAAAGCATAAAATTAAAAGGGGAATGATAGTGCATACTATGATCCT